TACATCTTGGGACTTGTGGCAGAAAACAAGTGACAGTAATAATTTTACAGAACTTTTTGTTAAAATATGTGAAGCGAAAGCACTGGAGGGAAAAGATGACTGAAGATTACAAACATAAGTATGATGCTGATGCACTACTTATGGAGCGTTGTGCTAAATTTATGTCAGAGTTTGCGTATGAACTTGGTTTCAAAGCTGGATGGGAAGCAGCAAAGCAAGAGTTTCATAAAGATAACACTTACGTTCCTGACACAACCAAGCCAGCAAAAACAATGGATATTCAATGGCCAAGAGATTATCCTAACACAACTAATCCATGGCCACCAAAAACAGTAGTTTATCAAGCTTGTGGTGTTTGTGGTATAGGTGGCGATATAAATAAGGCAATGGCATATGTTTGCAATAACCCACAATGTCCAACAAGAGTGACATGTACAACAACAGGAACATCATCATGAATTATAAGATTTTACTGACTTCACTATTTTTTCTATCAACTCCAGCATTTGCAGCTGATCAAGCAGCCCCTCATCCAGTAGCTCAGTGTGCTGCTCAAATCCCATATGGTCAGCCATCAGTTAAGGCTGGTGATACGCTCGTTTGTCGTTCTGCTTATTTGCTTTCATTCAATCCAACCACAAAGACACCTGATTGGGTTTCATGGACATTGACTCCAGATCATGCTATTGGTTGTGTGCCGAGAGTTAATGCATTCGCAGCTGACGTTTCTCTTGGTGCTGCTTCGCCAAAGCCTACTGATTATGCTGGTTCTGGTTATGATCAGGGTCATCTCGCTAACAATGCTGATATGTCATGGGACGAAGGTATTGCTCGCGAATCATTCCTTATGTCTAACATGAGTCCGCAACTTCCTTCAGTTAACCGTGGCACTTGGAAGAACCTCGAATCCGCTGAACGTGCATGGGTTTACTCAACTCAGCATGCTTGGACAATGTATGCTGGTGATATTGGTGGTACCAAGACTATTGGTGCTGACAAGGTTGTCGTTCCCGATTTCCTCTTCAAGATTGTTATTGACGATGTAACTAAAAAGAGCTATGCTTTCTTGTTTCCTCACAAGGACGGATTGTCAGCTGACTTCGCTCCCTATCAGGTTACAGTTGCTGATATCGAAAAGGCAACTGGTTCAACCTTCCCAGTTCCTGATGCTAAGACAGTGAAGAATCCACTAGTGCCAGTTGATCTTAAAACAATCTCTGGAGATAAGAAGAATCAATGCAAGGGGTAATAAATGAAGAAATACGATATCACCTGCGAGGAATGTGACGCAAACTTTGATGTAGTTTCTGATCTTACAGAAAGAGTAGATTACTGTCCTTTCTGTGGTGAGTTCATTCCAGTTGATTCAGATGGCTGGGATGAAGAAGAAGACGATAGCGACTAATAAATATGGGGGAAAGGAGTCCCCCATGTGGTTTTATAATAATGAATACTATGATACTATTGGTGATTATGTTGGGTTCGTATACATAATTACGAATCAGATTACCAATCGTAAGTATATTGGGAAGAAGAACTTTTACTTCTCGAAATCAAAGCAAGTCAAGGGCAAGAAGAAACGTTTTAAGGTCGAAAGCGACTGGCAAGATTACTATGGCTCAAATAAAGAGCTGGCTGCTGATGTTAAAGAACTGGGTAAAGAAAACTTCAAAAGGGAAATCCTGAAGCTTTGTACTACTAAAGGCGAGTTTGCCTATTTTGAGGCTAAATACCAATTCGATAATAATGTTTTAGAGTCGGATGAGTATTACAATACATGGATTATGGTAAGGGTTCATAAAAAACACTTGCCTTTTAATAAAAAGTAGGGTAATATTGATTATAAGCCTACGTAGGCCAATAGGTAGAGTCAGGGGACTTAAAATCCTCACAGTGTCGGTTCGAGTCCGACCGTAGGCACCAATTAACAATGGAGTATATAATGGCCCATCCTCATAAGAATCGGTAATGTATAAATAAACATAGAGAGTCAAGGAGAATCTTCTATGTTTTTAGAAAACAAATATACTAAATGGTATAATTTAATTGTTGATAACGCAAAATTACAATTACGCAAAAAGAAAAATGGCGTATATTACGAATCACATCATATAATACCAAAATCGATGGGTGGAATTGAAGAAGTTTTATTGACTGCCAAAGAACATTATATTTGTCATCTTCTACTTTGTAAAATGGTTACTGGTAAAGATAAACATAAGATGATAAATGCTCTGATAAAAATGGCGTTTAATAAAAGTAAGGGACAGGAAAGATATACAGCGAAAAGTTATTCTATCGTTAGAAAATTAATAGCTGAAAAAAACTCTGAAATGTTTAAAGGTGTGCCAAAAACTGAATCTACTAAACAAAATATGAAAGGTAGATCCGGCACTTGGATCAGAGATGATGTACATAAAGTAAGAATGATTGGCAAGAATAATCCAGGATATGGTAAATTTGGTTCTTTAAATGTAATGAACAATTTAGAAAATAGAAAAAAAGTTTCTGAGAGTAAAAAGGGTAGGAAAAGAGTTTATCGCGAAGATGGTTCGCATTATTATGAAAGGAATAATTATGAGTTGGCCACACAAGAATCGTCCCCGCAAGGGTCGGCGCAAGATTGGTTCCAAGAAGCGCAGGCAACGTAACAAGCGCAAGCGGTAATAATCAAAAGGTGAAATGTGTCTAGAGAATTTAACATCGATGAAGTCAGAGAATTTATCCGTAATACTTCAGATGCCTCCAACATTTATATCGGAGCCGATTCTGAGCGGTATCGTGGTAGGGATAACCTCTGGTATGCTGATTATACAGTTGCTGTCGTTATTCATATTGATGGTTCACGTGGATGCAAAGTTTTCGGACAAGTAACTACTGATCGTGACTATGATAAACGTCATGACCGCCCTGCTTACCGCCTGATGAACGAAGTTTATAAAGCTTCTCAGATGTATCTTGATTTGTTTGAAGCTATCGGCGATAAGTATTGCGAAGTTCACCTAGATATTTCTAGCGACGAAATGCACGGTTCTTCTTGCGTCATTCAGCAAGCAACTGGCTATATTCGTGGTATGTGTGGATTTGCTCCGAAGGTAAAGCCAGAAGCATTTGCGGCATCCTACGCTGCTGATCGCCTCAAGGAAATTCTAGCAGTTTAAACAACAAGTCCCTATAGCACAATTGGTCAGTGCCATCCGCTCATAACGGATCGGTTCCAGGTTCGAGTCCTGGTGGGGACACCATTTTTGTGGTCTGATCGGGGGTTCGAGTTTCTCTCGGCGCACCACAATTAACTAAATAAAATTACCGTCTTTTTTGGGCGGAATAGAGAGCTCAAATGAATTATTAATCCACCTTGACATTTGAGCATTTAACAAAGGGGAACCTAATGAAAAAACTTATATTTTTGCTAGTAGCAATGCTAGTTAGCATCAATTGTATCTCAACAGCTAATGCTAAAACAAAACATAAGCGTCATCATCACCATTACCACGTTAATAAAATCGTAAAAAAAGTTGATTACAGACAAATTAAATTAAATGAAATGATGTCTGTGTATGATGAGAATACATCTTCTGGTTTTTTCGCTATAGAAAAACTTAGACGTGAATATGTCTATAAAGAACCAGTAAAGGTAAAGAAACCAACTCCTGCATATGAAATCAATTATGGTCGTGACTTAGTAGCAGAAGCTTCTAAATATCTCGGATTAGGTGCAAGACAACTAGGATTGCCAAAAAATCTATGGTGTGCTGACTTTATGAATATGTTAGTCGGTGGTCATGATAGGGCTGCTGCTTCTTATTTGAGTAGAGGAAAACGGGCTAACTATGGTTGTGTTAATTGCGTAGCAGTATTAGTTCGTCGTGGTGGGAATCATGTTGGAATTGTTTCTGGGTATGATGAAGATGGTGATCCAATAATTATTTCTGGCAATCATGATGGTGTTGTTGGCATTGGCGCATATAGAAGAGAAAAAGTTATCGGATATCGTTCAATTTAATATAAAATGGAGCTGTGCTCCATTTATTTTTGGAGTAGATTATGGTAGACAAAGAAGATAAGTCGACAACTATCCCATCTTTAGAAGATCATCATTATTATATGCTCTTTAAAGATTTCAATTCTGATACAGCTTCCGATGCTATAGAATTTATCATAGCTCGAAATCTAATGCGCAAAGACCGCCCAAAGCTTATGAAGATGATCATCAACTCTCCGGGTGGAGAAGTGCCTTCTGCATTTGCCCTAATTGATACGATGAAGGGTTCAAAGATCCCAATCTATACATATGGTCTTGGTGAAATTGCTTCTTGTGGTCTTCTAACATTTATTGCAGGTGTTAAAGGTCATCGCTATATAACTCGTAACACAGCTATTCTTTCTCATCAATATAGTTGGGGTTCGTGGGGCAAAGAACATGAACTAATGGCTAGGGTAAAAGAATTCAATAATACTCAAACTAGAATTGTTGATCATTATAAGCGTTGTACTGGTATGGACGAAGCAAACATTAAGAAATACTTGCTTCCTCCTGAAGATGTTTGGCTTACTGCTAAAGAAGCTGTGAAATACGGCATTGCCGATGAAATTGTTGATTTTTACTAAGGAGAAATAAAATGGCCATGATTCGTTTTAGTGATGAAGAAGTTTTTGGTATAGATTCTCAGGAATATGATATTCTTGTAAATGCTGCTATTGAGGTAGGTACTACTCCAGGAGCTATTGTTGAAATTGGAACTCGTCGTGGTGGTTCCGCTAAAATGATTATTGATGCTCTTTCTTCTAAGGGCAATACAAATCGCCCAATGTTTTGTATTGATCCATATGGTAATATTGAAATTGATTGTACAAACCTTAATATGGCTGTACATAATCCTGACCGTAAAATCGAAGGCGATCCTTCTTCAAAGGAAATTGTATCACCACAGCGTTTTGATTATGATAACACTATGCGTAATCGTATCATCCCTTCTCTATACTTTTATGCATATGCTCGTGGTCTAGATTTTACTTTCTTTTGTCTTGAAGATTCTGAGTTCTTTAATCGTTATTCTGATGGTGTTCCTGTCTACAATGAAGTTAAAACTCTTGTAAACGACTATGCTTTTGTTTTCTTTGATGGTCCTCATGATAATAGTGCTGTTCAATTAGAGACAAATTTCTTTCTTCCCCGTACTAATATTGGTTCTATGTTTGTATATGATGATATTTGGATGTATGATCATGATGCAATTGAAAAGCTATTGTTTGCAAATGGGTTTGAAATTCATGAAAAGAAGCAAATAAAGGCAAGCTACATTAAAGTTAAATGATTTTACTTGTTGATGTTTATAGGCTATAATAATGATACTGGAAAAGGAGACAGCAATGAGCTTTGAAGAAATGGTAAAGATTGACATGGCGTATAATGGGTATAACCCTGAAGATCCTTTGGATATCGCTGCTTATTGGGAAATTCGTCTATCATGAATGTATTGATCTACACCAAAGAAAATTGTTCCTATTGCACAAAGGCTAAAATGCTTCTTACCTCAAGGAATCTTTCTTACAAAGAAATGAAGCTAAATGAAGATTTTACAAAAGAATTTCTTCTTGAACTTTTCCCATCTGCTACAACCTTTCCTGTTATTGTGGTAGATGGTTTTAACATCGGTGGTTTTGATCAACTAAGTAAGATGTTAAATGAACAAACTGAATCGACAGGTAAATTCCTAACTGAAGGGTGATATAAAATGTTTAAGCGTGATGAACTTCTTGATGATCTTAGAAAGTATGTTATTGAAGTTACCTTTACCAAGGTTAATGGTGAAAATCGTGCATTGCGATGCACTCTTCGGCCAGAACTTCTTCCTGCAACCTATATGAATGAACTTGCAGAAGAAACCGCCTTTCATAAAGTAAATCCTAATATTATTGCAGCATGGGATGTTGTAAAGGGTGGTTGGCGTTCTTTCCGAGTTGATTCTGTTACATATGTTCAGAATATCAATGAGAACTACTAATGACTAAATTGGTTTTGGTCGAAACTCTTTCGCAGTTTCGGCATCGTTATGTTGTTGAACTTCCTGACGATGCCGATAATATCTGGGCAGTAGAAGACGTTGTTCTTGTTCCCGGAACTCTTGAAGAGATGAGTCAATGTCATCTTGGTGAGATGGATATTTCCCACCGAGAGATTAATAAAGAAGAATACCTGCGCCTCTTTCATGAAGATAATGATTATCTCAAAGATTGGCCAGAGGAAAAGAAGTTTCAATTCATCCACAAGTCTAAATCTTTGAAAGGGAAATAATATGGCATACTGGGGATATCATCTCGTTCTGGATTGTGCAGAACTTGATAACACTGCAATCACAAGTTACCATACGATCTACTCGTTCGTCAAAACCCTCGTCAAGGACATTGACATGGTTGCTTATGGCGAACCACAGATCGTAAACTTTGGATCTGGTAACAAGGCTGGCTACACTCTCGTTCAGCTCATCGAAACTAGCAACATCTGCGCTCATTTCGTTCCCGATGACGGTATGGGCGGCAATGCAATGTATCTCGACGTATTCTCTTGTAAGGAATACGATGATCAGGTTGTCATCAATCTTGTCAAGGAATTCTTTGGCGCCAAGTACATTCGTCCTAACTATCTAACTCGACAGGCTTAATCATGGTAAATTATGTCAGTTCAGCAACATTGGTTGGTGCCGCTGTTCCTTTCGTAACATTCAAAACTCGTGTTCGTGATGAGTCAATCGGTGGTCCTAATCCATATCGTTGGCTGGATGTTACAACTGATGAATATTTTCATGGTAAGCGGGTAATTCTTTTCTCGCTTCCTGGAGCTTTCACTCCTACTTGTTCAACATATCAGCTTCCTGGCTTTGAAGAAATGTTCAATGAGTTTCAGGAAGTTCATGGTATTGACGAAATTTACTGTATGTCAGTTAACGATGCATTTGTTATGAATGCATGGGCGAAGCAACAGGAAATCAAAAACGTAAAGGTTATTCCTGACGGTAATGGCGAATTCACCATGAAGATGGGAATGCTTGTAAACAAGTACAATCTTGGTTTTGGTTCCCGTTCGTGGCGATATGCTATGATCGTCAATGATGGTATTGTCGAAGCCATGTTTGAAGAAGCAGGTTATCAGGACAATGCAGAGCAAGACCCATATGGACTTTCATCTCCTGAGAACGTAATGAATTATCTTAACGCCAAGGCAACAGAGTCAGAGCGTAGCTAATGATCATTGGGTTTACCTGTGGCGCATTTGACCTGTTACACGCAGGTCATCTTGCTATGCTAGAAGAATCAAAACGTCAGTGTGATTGGCTTACTGTTGGTCTTCACACTGACCCCTCAAAAGATAGACCAGAAAAGAATAGTCCCGTACAATCTATGTTTGAAAGGTACTATCAGCTTTCCGCTTGTAAAGCGATTGATACAATTATCCCATATGATACAGAACTTGATCTTGAAAATATGATGGGTATTTTGCCTATCAATAAACGATTTGTTGGTGCTGATCACATCAATGATTTTATAACTGGCTATGAAATTATGGAAAAACGTGGTATTGAAGTTATCTACACTGGTAGGCATCATACATATAGTTCAAGTGAACTTAGAGAGAGGATTTTGAAATGAGTTTTAGTGATCAGTTTTTTTCTGAGGTAGTTAGCATCGCTGATGCAATTGACAAAAATAAGGTAGAACAACTTGCTTCCAAACTCGCACATACTAGAGATTTCAACGAAGGTCGTGTCTTCGTACTTGGAGTTGGCGGCAGTGCTGGCAATGCCTCACATATGGTTAATGACCTCCGAAAGCTCTGTGGAATCGAAGCTTACGCACCAACTGATAACGCATCAGAAGTTACTGCTCGAACAAACGATGAAGGTTTTGACACCGTATTTGTCGAATATCTCAAAGTCAGCCGATTGAATCGTCTCGATTCAATCTTTATTCTTTCTGTTGGTGGTGGCGACGAAGAGCGTAATGTTTCTGTTGGACTCATTAAGGCAATTAAGCTTGCAAAGGACGTAGATGCTACGGTTGTTGGTATCGTTGGCAAGAAAGATGGTTATACAGCATTGAACGCTGATGTTTGTGTTGTTGTTCCTCCGTTGTTTCCTGCTCGTGTAACTCCTCATTCTGAATCATTTCAGGCAGTTGTTTGGCATTGTATTGTATCCAATCCTAAGTTGCAGGTTAACTCTACGAAATGGTGAAGGCAGTTTTATTTGACCGTGATGGTGTTTTGAATCGTCTGGTTGAACATGGAGATGAAATGACAGCTCCATGGGATGTTAATGAGTTTGACCTACTACCAGGTGCTAAAGCAGCAGTAGATCTTGTCAAATCACACGGCTATATGGCTTTTGTGGTAACTAATCAACCAGATGTTTATGATGGTTATTTGCCGCAAAATCATTTAGATATTATGCATCGTATGCTTAAAGCATGGTTAAGGGTTGATGATATTTTAGTAGCATATGATAGATCCGGAGCTTGGTATAAACCAAAAAACGGTATGCACGAAACCCTTATTAAAAAATATAATCTTGATAGAGAATCTAGCTATATAATAGGCGATCGTTGGAAAGACATAGTTC